CAGTTACAGTGTGGCTGGAGTTAACGGAAGTATAAATTATAATACAAATACAATAAATGTTGTTTTACCTTATTCGGCATTTTCAGGTGTTAATTTATCTTTAATAGTTAGCGATTTTAGTGCCTGTACTACAAATGTAACGGTTAATGGTATCACTCAAGAAAGTACAAGTACTGAAAATGATTTTTCATTTGGTCCTATCACTTATGTTTTAGTGTCTGAAGATACCGGAACTACAACAAACTGGACAGTTTCAGTAACTGTTCAAAACCCTTGTGACCCATTGACTTCAGGTAATACTGGTTCAGAAAATGTTGGTGAAATATTACAATGTTACACAGGTTCAGTTATAGGTAGAATATACGTTTACTCAGGAACTGCTTTTACAAATTATGATGATTTGGTTATCGCAACTTTACGTTCTAGAGGATTGGCAACATATTCTTCAGATAATGGTGCGGTATATGAAGTTCCTGATTTAACAGGTGTTACTTTAAATTGTACAGGTGCGTATTCAGGTGTCACCAAAAACCCATATTTAACATTTGGAGTTAATGTAACAAGTAAAGATGGAGATGTATATTTCTTTGAAACTTCATTAACAAATTCAGATACAGAATATATAACTAAAGTTTTTGGAACAACTAATTTTTCAAAACCTAGAACTGTTGTTCCTCTTTTTGTTGAAGAAAAATATCAACTTCTTTTGAACTATGGTTATAGAAAAGGTTATATTAGAGGTTTAGATTGTGAATTAATTTCTCTACCTGATGCAAGACAAGGGTTCGACCCAACTTCAATCGGATGGTATTTAGAACAATATCAATCGCCAACATCTCCATGGGTTGTTTCTGAACTTAGAGGTAATAAAGTTTATAACTTATTTAAGTTTACAACAATTGCCGATGGTAATGACGCAAATACCGAAGTTAAAATTTCTATAGCTAACATGTCATTTGGTAATGGGACATTCGATGTTTTAGTTAGAGATTTCTATGATTCAGACGCAAATCCAATTGTAATTGAGAAATTTACAAATTGTTCAATGGACCCAAATGATAATAGTTTTATTGCTAAAAAAATTGGTACTAAAGACGGTGAATATCAATTAAACTCTAAGTATGTTATGTTAGAAATAAATGAGGATGCTCCAGTGGACGCGTTACCTTGTGGATTCTTAGGTTACAATATGAGGGAGTATGCAGGTGCTCGTCCACCGTTCCCAATCTACAAAACAAAATACGATTTCCCTGGTGAAGTAATTTATGACCCTCCATTTGGTTTGGCAACAGGTGGTAATGATGCAATTACTTCTGGTGGTGATAATGTCCGTAGAACTTACTTGGGTATTTCCGACACTATAGGTATTGATGTTGATTTTTATCAATATAAAGGAAAACAAACTCCTCTTAATATTTGTACAGATACTACGGGTGATGAGTGGGCTTATAGAACTAGAGGTTTTCATATGGACGTAAACGCAAGTGCTATTACAATAGGTAATGGATTTGCAACTTCAGGTGAACCGACCTTCTATGTTGGTTCTGCATCATTCACTAGCGACCCTGATAATGAAACAAATCCATATTACAGAATATACGCTCGTAAATTCTCATTGTTATGTCAAGGTGGTTTTGACGGATGGGATATCTATAGAGAATACAGAACAAACGCCGACAGATTTGTATTAGGAAAGAGTGGTTATTTGAGAGGAGCGTGTGCTGACACAAGATACCCTAACGCAACTGGATGGGGAGCGTTTAAACAAATTTCAGTTGGTGATAACACAATGGATTATGGTAATAGTGACTATTACGCTTATTTATTAGGTCAAAAATCATTCTCTAATCCTGAAGCGGTTAATATTAACGTATTTGTAACGCCTGGTATTGATTATGTTAATCATTCTAATTTGGTAGAAGCGGCTGTAGAAATGATAGAGTTTGACAGAGCAGATTCTTTGTATATTACAACTACTCCTGACTATAACATGTTCTCATCAACTGCAGGTGAACCAACTGAATTAATTTACCCACAAGAAGCGGTTGATAACTTAGAGACCGCGGGATTAGATTCTAACTACACTTGTACTTATTACCCATGGGTATTAACGAGAGATACGGTTAACAATACTCAAATTTACATTCCTGCGACTGCTGAAGTTACTAAAAACTTGGCGTTAACTGATAACATCGCGTTCCCTTGGTTCGCGGCGGCTGGTTACACTCGTGGTATAGTAAACGCTATCAAAGCTCGTAAGAAACTAACTCAAGAAGACAGAGACACTCTTTATCAAGGTAGAATTAACCCAATTGCAACCTTCTCTGATGTAGGAACTGTAATTTGGGGTAATAAAACTTTACAAATTAGACAGTCAGCACTTGACAGAATTAACGTTAGAAGATTGTTATTACAAGCTCGTAAGTTGATTTCAGCAGTTTCTGTTAGATTGTTATTTGAACAAAATGACCAAAAAGTTAGACAAGATTTCTTGGACGCGGTTAATCCAATCTTAGACGCAATTAGAAGAGATAGAGGTTTATACGATTTCCGTGTAACAGTTTCTTCAGATGTTGCTGACTTAGATAGAAACCAAATGACAGGTAAAATCTACATTAAACCTACAAGGTCTCTTGAATTTATAGATATAACATTCTACATAACCCCAACAGGTGCGTCGTTTGAAAATATCTAATCAATAATATAAGACAGGTCGGCAAAAGTCGGCCTGTCTTTATATTTATTTAATATTATGAGATTAAAATCAGTTAACGAAGGAATTACAGAAACCGGAACTCCGGACATGAAGTATTATGCATTCGATTGGGATGATAATATTTTAATAATGCCAACAAAAATAATTCTTAAAGATGACAAGAATGATGAAGTTGGGATGTCTACCGAAGATTTTGCTGAATATAGAATGAAAATTGGTAAAGAACCTTTTGAATATGATGGGCATAAAATTGTAGGGTTTGCTGAAAATCCATTTAGATATTTTAGTGTGGAAGGAGATAAACAGTTTATAATTGATTCTCTATTAGGAAAACCAGGCCCTGCTTGGTCTGATTTTGTGGAGTCGATTAATAACGGTTCTATTTTTTCAATCGTGACTGCTAGAGGACACACACCCGAAGTTATGAAAGAATCAGTTTACAATATGATAATTTCAAACCATATGGGAATAGATTCTAATGAACTTCTAAAAAATTTAGAAAAATTTAGAGACATAGAAGGTATTGGTAAATCATCAAAAAAAGAAATGATAAAAGAATACTTAAATATGTGTCGGTTTTACCCTGTAACTTATGGTAAAGGAAGTGCGGTTAGTCCCGAAGAAGGAAAAATTAAAGCTTTAAATGAATTTGTGGGATATGTTAAAAGAATCTCTAAACACATAGAGAAAAAGGCATATTTAAAGAATAGAATATCAAATAATTTTGTACCTACAATTGGATTTTCTGATGATGACCTAATGAATTTGGAAAAAGTTAAAAGTCATTTTGAAAATGAACCAGATAATATAATTAAAACGATTTCAACTGCAGGAGGAGTAAAAAAACCTTATTAATTATTTACTAGTGATTTATAACTAGAAGTTATTTGAAAAAACCCAAAAGTAAATAGAAAAAAATTATTAGTAGATATTTATAAATAAAAAGAATAAAAAATTTAAAACAAAAATACAATGGCTGATTTATTAATGAAAATGCCCATACCTTATGAACCCAAAAGGAATAACCGATTTATTTTACGTTTTCCTTCTACATTAGGTATAAACGAGTGGTTCGTTGAATCTGCCGCTCGACCACACATTACGATTGGTACCCAGGAAATTCAATTCCTAAATACATCAACATATGTTGCTGGTAGATTTACATGGAGTGAATTAAATGTCACGTTTAGAGACCCAATCGGTCCATCGGCTTCACAAGCACTTATGGAGTGGGTTCGTTTATGTGCGGAATCTGTTACAGGTCGTATGGGTTATGCGGCGGGTTATAAAAAGAATGTTGACCTTGAAATGTTGGACCCTACAGGTGTTGTAGTAGAAAAATGGATTTTAGAAGGTACGTTTTTAAATGACGTTAACTTCAATTCTTTAAGTTATTCTGACGATAAGTTAGCAACAGTTACTGCTAAAATGAGAATGGACCGTTGTATATTAGTTTATTAACTTAATACTTTACAATATTATATAAATCCCGTATTATTAATATGGGATTTTTTGTTTATTATGGAAAATAATACAGGATTTACATGTAATACTTGTGGTAAAGTCTTCGAAACCGAGGAAGAGTTTTTGAATAGACATAATAAGAATAAGAAAAACCCCGAAGAAAATCAACAAAAAGACAATTTAAAGGAATAGTATTATGGATGAATCATTAATAAAGGCGGCGACTGAAAATTTTAATTTACCACATGACGTGGTGGTTCTACCAACTGGTGGAGTGTTTTACAAATCAAAAAAGAAAAGTATTAAAGTTGGTTATTTAACGGCTAACGATGAGAACTATCTAATGTCAGGATTGGGTACTAGGGATAATATAGTTATGACATTGTTAAGGAACAAAATTTACGAGCACGACTTAAGACCTGAGGAACTCTTAGAGGAAGATATTCAGGCAATACTTTTATTCTTGAGAAATACATCGTTTGGTCCTGAGTATATAGTCAAATTAGAAGACCCAAAAAGTAAAAAAGAGTTTGAGGAAACACTAATATTGGACGAAATTAACATCAAAAAGGGGAAAATTTTACCAAGTGAAGATGGTACTTTTACCACTAAATTACCGGTTAGCGGCAGTTCTGTAAAACTAAGACCCTTATCTTTTGGTGAATTGTTTGAAATAGATAAATTATTAGAAAATTACCCCAAAGGAAGGGTTGCACCTAGAGTGACTATGAGATTACAAAGACAAATTATGGAAGTTGACGGTAACTCAGATACAAGTCAAATTTCTATTTTTATAGATAAATTACCAATAGGTGACTCCAAATACATTAAAAAGTTTATAAAAGAAAATATTCCGTCGTTAGATTTAAATAAAACAGTAATTACCCCATCAGGAGATAAGATAGATGTTGACATCGTCTTTGGGGTAGAATTTTTTCGGCCTTTCTTCTAAACATAAAATTTCTTTAGCGAACGAATACATTATATTATCTAAGAATCTTAGTACATCTTACTTTGATTTTACATCAATGCCGACTTATTTCAGAAAATATCTGATAGATAAGGTTATTGAGATGAATACTCCTAAAACCTAAAACAAAGTATTTATTTTAAAAGGATAAAAATGATGTATCAACCAACACCAGGAGATTCAAATAAGGACGCGGCGAGTGATTTTTATGATTACGTAAGTAAATTAGGTAGTAAAAGTATGGACGCCTTTTTTGGCAACTTTTACCCAGGATTAAGAAATCTTGTTAACACAGTTCAAGAAATTGACGCTGATGCCACTAAAGTGGCTAAAACTTTTGGACAAGGTAGAGAAAATATTGCGGGTATTAAAATTGCGTTGGTCGACGCTGCGACTTCAGTTGAGGCTTTGGGAGGTAAATTTGGTGATGTTGCAAAAATACAAACTGACTTAACTAATAGTTTAGGTAGGTCGGTTATGCTAACATCAGAATCATACGACGACATTTTTGCAACAACACAAGTAACTGGACAAGAAGCTGGAAAACTGTTTACTAGTTTTAAAAATATTGGGACATCCGCTTATGGTGTTGCCGATGGGATGCAAAAAATTGTTGATACCGCAAGACAACAGGGGTTAAGTGTTGCGGCGGTAAGCGAGCAGGCGGTAAATAATATGGAAGCTATGAACAAGTATACCTTCCAAGGAGGAGTTGATGGATTGGCTAAAATGGCGGCACAGGCAACTAGTTTGAGAATTGATATGGGTACCACTCTTAGATTTTCAGAGGATTTATATAAACCTGAAAAGGCGATTGAAATGTCTGCAGCTCTACAAAGGTTAGGAGTAACTCAGTCTGAATTATTAGACCCACTAAGATTAATGGATTTATCTATTAATGACCCGACCGAACTCCAAAATCAGTTAGTACAAATGACCCAACAATTTGTAACTATGAATGAGGCCGGACAATTTGAGATTGCACCTGAGGGAAAACTTAGAATGAGAGAATTAGAACAAGCCACTGGAATTGCGTATGGAGAGTTAACAAAAATGGCTTTAGGTTCCGCAGAATTAGAGAATAAGTTGTCTAAAATAAGGTTTCCTGAGTTTATGACCGAAGAGCAACAAAAAATGGTTGCGAATTTGTCAGAAATGAAGGATGGTCAATATGTAATATCAATTGATGGTACAGAACAAAACTTACAAGAGTTACTTGCTAGAACAGATAGTCAGGAAGAAATTAACAAAATATTAGAAGCTGCTAAACCTAAAACAATGGAAGATTTAGCCAAGGAACAGTTGAACCTCCAACAAAGTATGGAAGCGAGCTTAGCAAAAATGGCCGGGAGAACCTCAAGAGCGTTGGCGACATCTAAAATAGGTGAGGAAGTTACTGAGGCGATAAAAGAAGGTTATACAAATATGACAGATGTTGTAACCGATAGAGATGTTATGTCGGCAAAAAGTATTCGTGAGTTGTTTAACATTGCGGACCCTAAAGAGATGGGGAATTTAATGAAAGATGTTTTGTCAGGTAAAGATGTTGATGTTGGAGGAAAATTCATGGAAATGGGTGAAGAAGCCGGAGGTTTATTAGGTGAACAAATGAAAAGTCTAGCTCAAAATTTGGCCGAACAAGGGAAAAAATTGGAAGAGTCTGATAATATATTTGCCGGTGTTGTAAATACGTTAGTTGATGAACTTTCTGGATACATAAAAGAAGTTAGTGGAGTTGACATAAAAGCAAAAATTGCGGAATATCAGGGTAGTGAAACACAGTCAACAAAAACTACCCCACAAACCAATACACAAACTATTAACAATAATTCAACTGTGGATGTAAATATAAAATTAGATGTTCCACCTGGAATGTCAGTTCAAGAAGTTTCAGAAGCTTTAAGAACCGAACAAATTAAACAAGAAATAGTTAAAATTGTTGAGGAAAAATATCCCGACCTTAAGTTAAAACCAGCACACTAAAAAAAACCTTTTATTGTATTTATATATAAAATGTTATAATGTCAGAGAGCACTTTATCATTTGCATCTAGTGAATCTTTTCGTAAATCACTTATTGTAAGAAATTTACAACCTTATTCTGTTACAGGTGTTTATACTCCACCGTCTGGCGATATAACTTATGAGTATAATCAATCTGATTTTTCAGTAATTGATTCACCTGATAAATTGATTGCAAAAAATCCATTTGCAAATCAATTATATCCTCTTAATGAATTTGGACCATCGGGTGGATTTGATTTCAACATCAACTATAATGGACCTCTTGTTCCAGTAAAACCAACCGCTCAACCGTACTATCCATTAATTGATAGCCCCTTAGTCGGGTTGAGTAATTATTGGTTAAATGAATTAGTTACAGGTCCCGCAAATCAAAACAGCTTCATACCCGATGGAGGATTCAAATTTTTATATGAGGTTGACGATTTACCTAACTTAAATAAATATTTTTCGCCTTATTGGGACCCACCAACATTTGTTCCATCATTTTATAGTCCGTATGAGATATTAACATCAACAAATCCGGTTGGTTCAGACGGACCATTATCACAAGATTCATTTATCGCTCGTTTAGGTGCTCAAACATTAAAGGAACTTTTTATTGAGAGAATTAATTTTGAGATTTATCAAAACACGGTAGGGGCTGTCAACTTAGCTAGTTTACAGGACCCATTCGAGGCTAGTTTATTAATAACAGGTCAACAACCTTTAGTTTACAGAAATTGGAGAATTACCGTACCTGAAAATCCTATATTAGCGGCGGTTGATTTTGCGACAAGATTAGCTGGTGCTTATTGGCCCGTGTCACCAATACCTGGTGATTATTTTGATGAAAACACCAACGGTAATTTACAGACCAGTCAAACATCAACGGCATTAAATGTTACTAATAATTTAACAGGTGGTTTTTTAGGACCGATTTTAAATATAACTAGAAATCCATCCGAAATATTTTTAGCAAATACAGGAAATGGACAAAGGTCGGCACTATTCAATAATATAGATTATAATAGATATAGACCCGCATATGATAGAGGATTATTAGGTACTTTAGCTCAAGGGTTGACAAACCTACTAGCATCCGCAATTAATCCTAATAATGGAACGTTAATAGGTGGTTATTATGTTGGAAGTAATACTTCAGAACCTTCACAAATAAATTCACCACCCAATCAGTTGCCAATAAATCCATATGGACAACAGGTTCAAACACCTGTTTATGGCCCATCCGAGTTAGCTATATTATATGAAGGAAACCAAGAAGTTCTTAATTTTGGATTAGCCGGTAAATCTTTATCCGATGGAGGAGGAATTGATGGTCAA